TTGGCGAAATGATCAGCTTGAACTACGATCGTGGTTTAACAGCGTTCATCGTAGGTGATACACCTCCAAGATTAACACCTGATGCAACATCACTATTGAATTGGGGTACTAACCAAGCCGGCGCATTAGAAGATAATGATGACGGTTTAGTATCAAGCGATGAGTACATGGCAGTGTTTTATCCATGGGGATACACTAGTGACAACATTGGTAACAACGTAGTTGTTCCTCCAAGTCACATGATGTTACGTACAATTGCATTAAATGACCAAGTAGCTTATCCATGGTTTGCACCAGCAGGTACACGCCGCGGTGGTATTACTAACGCAACAGCAGTTGGTTACATTACAAGTGAAGGCGAATTCCAGTCAGTAGCATTAAACACTGGACAGCGCGATACACTTGCTCAAGTTAAGGTAAACCCATTGACCTTTATTACAGGCACAGGCCTTGTAAACTATGGTCAATATACAAGAGCAAGAAACGCAAGCTCGTTAGATCGTATCAACGTAGCACGTCTAGTGATTTACTTACGTAGACAGTTTACACAATTGGCAAAACCATATGTGTTTGAACCAAACGATAAGATTACACGAGACGAAATAAAAGGCGCGGCAGAAAGCCTATTGTTAGAGCTAGTAGGACAACGTGCATTGTATGACTACATTGTAGTTTGCGATACAAGCAATAACACACCAGCAAGAATTGATCGCAGTGAATTGTATCTTGATGTGGCCATTGAGCCAGTCAAGGCAGTTGAATTTATCTACATTCCACTAAGATTGAAAAATACTGGTGAAATTGCAGGCCTATAACATATAACGGAGTCTTAAAAAATGTCAATCGGATCATTATCAAAATTTACAGTACCTTTAGCTAGCGATAGCTCAGCTAGCGCACAAGGTATTTTAATGCCAAAACTCAAATACAGATTCCGCATCATGTTTGAGAACTTTGGTGTATCAACACCGACAACGGAACTAACTAAACAAGTTGCCGCGTCAAAGCGTCCAGTAGCAAAGTTTGGAGATATTAAATTAGAAGTTTATAACTCTACAATGCACTTGGCAGGAAGAGGCGTTTGGGATCCTCTTACTGTTGACTTACGCGACGATGTAACAGGTTCAGTTAGCAAATTAGTTGGCGAACAAATGCAGAAGCAATTTGACTTCTTAGAACAAGCTTCAGCAGCCGCAGGCGGCGATTACAAGTTTACTATGCGTCTAGAAATGTTAGACGGTGGTAACGGTAAAGATGCTGTAGTCCTAGAAACATGGGAATGCTATGGTTGCTATGTTGTCCAAGTTGACTACGATGCTATTTCATACGCTACTCAAGAAGCAGCCATGATCAAGCTATCAATTCAACCTGATAACTGTATTCAAACTACAGGTGCATCAGCAATGAAGAAAGCGGCTAGAGGCACAAGTACTGCTACTACCGGCGGCGGCGCAAGAGCTTAATACTAAAAGAAGCTCACTTAGTGGGCTTTTTTTACGACTTTTGATTATATACCCATATAATATTTTAAATAAATATTACTATGTCCAATCCATATAACGCTTACCGCGATAATAACTTAAACGTTGATACTACTGTTAGGGATTATCAACACGCTGCCAGATTATTTGCAGATGATAATTTTAGGTTAGCGCCTAAGTTTGACTTTTTATTCCATACTGTTTTTAGTTTAAACAATGCGGCTGTAAAAGATCAAACACTTACTCAGCGACATAAGAACGAAATAAACATGCTGGTGAAGAGTGTTTCACTACCATCAATTAAAATCGCAACAGAAACAATACACCAGTACAATAGAAAAAAAGTAATACAGACTGGCCATAAATTTGATCCATGTACAATTAAATTCCATGATGATAATATGGGATTAATTCGTAAATTATGGGAAAACTATTATGGATACTACTATGCAGATCCTACAAGTGCTGCCTCGCCAGGCAGCGCATACAGTAGAAATGCTATGAGGCGAGCACCTTCAAACAATTATGGACTTGATAATAAAAGCGAAGTAAACTTTTTTAATCACATTACAATCTATCAATTATCACGACACGAATATTTTGCATACAAGTTAATCAATCCGTTGATAGCAAGTTTTGATCACCAAACTATGGATTACTCAAAAGTGGCCGCTCACGAGTTTTCTATGTCATTAAACTACGAAGCTATACAATATTTCAGTGGCACTATATCAGGTGATACACCTGAAGGATTTGGCAGCGAGCATTATGATCAAACTCCGAGCCCACTAACATTACCACCAGGAATTACAATTCCAACTACTAGTGTAATGACAACTGATTCTACAGCAGTAACCGCACAAACTTTAAATAATACAGTAAGTACAATCAATAACTATCAGAATAATCAAGGTCTATCTAACGGTGGGCAAGCTGGTATTGCATCTAGTCGTACTATTGGCTCAACAGGAACAGTTCCTGCAGGCGGTGTGCAAGGCACTGTGTTTCCAAGAGTTTCTGCAAATAATACCACAGTAGTTGCTACTCAAGTAAATATAGTTGGAAATAACAACACCGTTATTATAGCATAAAAATATGAGCAACTTACCTTCAACACAAGCAGTAGACAGCACAGGCGACGTTAAACAATTCTTTGACAAATTTTTTGTTCACGAAATTAGTTTTCCTAGTAATCAAATTGATGCGGTATTAGGATTCTTTTTGAAACGTGGGTTTGATCAAGACAGTGCTAGAAGTACCAGCATTGTATTATTAAATCAAGCAAGGATTGATAACGTAAACGTGTTTACATTATTAGATACTTTGAAGGCACTAACCGATGTTCAACTAAGTCAAGTAGTTGCACAGGTATTAAATGCCTATAGAGAAAAGGTTAGTGTTTTAGGTTACAGAGTTGCAACAGTTGCTGATTCTTACGAATCTAGAAACATCCTAGTATAATATGGCCAGCAAATTTGCACGTGGCAAATTTGTCATGACACAGCCCGAAAAGTATGTTGGCAATAAAGTCCCAACATATAGATCCAGCTGGGAGTGGAGTTTTATGAAGTTTTGTGACACTAACCCCAGTGTGCAAAAATGGGCTAGTGAGGCAATTCAAATACCGTACAGAGACCCTCTAACTGGTAGGCAAACTGTTTATGTCCCAGATTTCTTTATTCAGTATCTAGACAAAAACAACAAGATGATGGTTGAACTTATTGAAATAAAACCAGCAAGCCAGCAAATATTAGAGCGTGTGGGCAAGAACAAATACAATCAAGCACAATTTATAAAGAATCAAGCAAAGTGGGCCGCTGCCAACATTTGGTGTAAACAACAGGGGATAAAATTTCGTATTTTGAACGAAAATGATTTATTCCACAATGGCAAACCTGGATAAGTATTATATGACTAAGAAACTTGAAGAACTTTTAAATTTGCCCGAAAGCAAAAAAATAGTCAAGACTGACGAGAAGGCGCAGACCAAAACAGATGCCGCACCGTTCCTTCGTGACATGGCAGAATTTGACAAAATTTCGGCAGCATTGCCGGCTGTAAAGGGATTAGGCGATGCAAGTGATCAAGAGTTTGATGCTCTAGCGCAACGTGCTACAGATGCTTACGATGATTTAATTGACCTAGGCATGAACGTAGAAGCACGTTACAGTAGTAGAATATTTGAAGTTGCGGCTAGTATGCTTAAGAATGCAATTGATGCAAAATCAGCTAAAATTGACAAAAAACTCAAGATAATTGAGTTGCAATTGAAAAAACAAAAGTTAGATCAAGACGCAAACAGCGCAGACGACAGCGTTACTCTTCAAGGTGACGGCGTGATCATTACTGATCGCAATAGTTTATTAGAAAAATTGAAGAGTATGAAATAAATACATATATGGATACAACTATGAAAAGTTTTAAAGACTACCTACAAGAAAGCAAGCAAGTTTACGAATATAAAGTAAAGATTGCAGGCGACTGCCCTAAAGACTGTGCCAAGACTATGAAAATGGCCTTAGAGAAATTTGGCTGCGAATCTGTTTCTGCAGGCAAGCGCACACCTATTCAAGAGAGTCCTTTAGATTTTCCAAATCAGAAATTTTCTGAAGTAAACATGTTTGATGTTAAAGTAAAATACCCAACAACATCGGTAGTATTGGCTGCTTACATTGCAGAACAGTTAAAAATTGCAAACGATCGTATTCGTGTACTAACCCCATATGATTTACGTGAGCGTGAGATCAATGATAGCACATTTCAAAATCCTAAAGGCGAAGCACTATTAGGTAAAGAGTACGACACTGACAGTTCAGCTCAAGGTACTGTTGGACAAAAGCACGTTGACAGTTTCTTAAAAGGATTGTCAAAGACCAAACATAATGGCACACAAGTTAAAGGTTACAATGATCAATTGTTGGCCAATAAATTGCCGACAGGAAAATAATATGAACTTCATAGACATGTATAAAAAAATTGCCGAGATTGATAGAGCGGCTCCTATGTACGAACGTGTAGTAGGTGACGAACCTACTCCTCCCGGTATCAACCGTCTAACAGGTAAGCCAATTGAACCGCAATCTGCACCGGCAGCACCAACAGATGCACCAGCTGTAGTCCCATTAGGCAAGCGTTTTGATCCAAGATTTAAAAACGGTCCAGAGCCATATACAATTGACATCGACGGTGTTGTGTACAAATTTGCAGGACGTGATCCGGATACTAACGGACAAGGCCAATCTGGTTCAATGCCGGACAGCGGCGGAGCTGGGCCAACAGTAGTTCCATTGAACAAACGTTTTGATCCTAGATTTAAAAATGGTCCAGAACCATATACGATTGATATTGATGGTACTGTATATAAATTTGCAGGACGTGATAAGAGCGGACCTGGTACAGGGGAAGTAATTAAAGTGCCAGCCGCAGTAATTG